ACATTAATTGCTGCTAATCATTTATTAGCTCAAAAAGCAATGGATCCTATCTATTTTATGGAAAATGTTTCAATATATAAAGAACCAATTGAAGGACATAGTTATGTCATGACTGTTGATGTGGCTAAGGGAAGAGGCCAAGACTATAGTACGTTTACTATTATTGATATAACCACAGACACATTTGAACAAGTAGGAACATTTAGAGATAATAATATATCTCCTATGTTATTACCTGATTTAATATATAAATGGGCTAAAAGTTATAATGAAGCTTATATTATAGTAGAATCAAATGATCAAGGTGTGGTAGTATGTAATGGGTTATATTATGATTTAGAATATGAAAACATGTTTGTAGAATCAGTAGTTAAAAAGAATTCTATTGGTGCTACAATGACAAGAAGAGTAAAAAGAATTGGTTGTTCATCAATAAAAGATTTAATAGAACAAAGAAAACTAACAATTCATGACGCTCAAACCATTATAGAAATGACTACTTTTGTAGCTAAAGGGAGTAGTTTTATGGCTATAGCGCCTAATCATGATGATTTAATGATGAATTTAGTACTATTTGCATGGTTTACTACAACAGATATATTTGGATCTATATCTGATATTGATATGAAAAACATGTTATATAAAGAACAATTAAAAGCTATACAAGACGATATGATACCATTTGGATTTATACCAAATGAAAATAGAGATAAAAGAACAGTTGATGAAGATGGAACTGTATGGTTTGAAGAAGAAACAAGAAATACGGGGCTGTTCTAGAGTTTATTTATATTATAAATAACTATGATTGAATAAAAAACCGTATTATGTTAACTTAAAATATAAACCTTAATGAGAGGATAAAGCGATGGCATTTCAAGTATCACCAGGAGTTCAAGTCAAAGAAATTGATGCGACTTCCGTAGTACCTGCCGTTTCAACTTCTATTGGTGGTTTTGCAGGATCTTTTAATTGGGGTCCAGTAGAACAAGTTGTATCAGTTGGTTCTGAAAAAGAACTACTGTCAACCTTTGGTACGCCTGATGACAATACTGCATTATATTTCTTAACTGCTTCTGCATTTTTGAAATATGGTAATGCATTAAAAGTCGTTAGAGCTGCTAGTGGTCATGACAATGCTACAGCGGATGGTTCTGGTCTTTTAATTAAGAACGACGAACATTATACTAATAGCGGTTATGATGGTGGAGCTGGTTCTGTAGGTCAATGGGCTGCAAAGTTCCCAGGAGACTTAGGAAACAGTTTAAAAGTAGAGATGGTAACGGCTGACGTTACAACCAACAATTTCAACGCATGGGCTTTTGCAGGCCAATTCGATGGAAAACCTGGAACATCAGACTACGCAATTAACTTAGGCAGATCTGCAAGTTATAACGATGAGGTTCACGTAATCGTCATAGACGAGGACGGACTTATCAGTGGTACAGCTAATACTGTACTCGAAACTTTTGCATTCATGTCTATTGGTTCAGACGCCAAGGCTAACGATGGAACATCTAACTATTATGTAGATGTTATCAACGCTCAGTCTAATTGGATTAGATGGATGGACCATAAAACAACTTCTCCCACATGGAGTGCGGGTAGCCAACTAAAAGGCGCTACTTCACTTGCTGGAGGATTTGATACAGTTGACTCTATAAGTCTTTCAGGTGGAACGGACGATAATACTCCTACTACAGCTGAACTAGCATTAGCTTATGACTTATTGGAAGATGCTGAAACAGTAGATGTTAATCTATTGTTTGGAGTACCTGATGCAAACGGAGCTAACACAATAGCTAATGATCTAATTTCTATTGCTAATCAAAGAAAAGATTGTATGGCTTTTGTATCACCTCCAATTGCAGATTCACAAGGGTCTTCAACTCCGGCTGCGGATGTTAAAGCATTTGTGGATTCTCTAACTTCAAGTTCTTATGCTTCATGCGATTCTACAGCATTGTATGTCTATGACAAGTACAATGATAAGTATCGTTATATTGGAGCTGCTGGACATGTTGCTGGACTTTGTGCTAACACAGACCAAATTGCTGATGCATGGTTCTCGCCTGCTGGCGTAAATCGTGGTCAATTATTGGGCGTGACCAAATTAGCATTTAATCCTAAGCAAGCTGATAGAGATACTCTATATAAAGCAAGAGCAAACCCAATTGTATCATTCCCTGGACAAGGAACAATCCTGTTTGGAGATCGAACACTATTAAGTAAACCTTCAGCATTCGATAGAATCAATGTTAGAAGATTATTTAATACATTGGAAAAGGCAATCTCAACTGCGGCTAAAGCACAGTTATTTGAATTTAACGATGAGTTCACTAGAGCTCAATTCAAAAACTTGGTTGAACCATTTTTGAGAGACGTAAAAGGACGTAGAGGACTAAGTGATTTCTTAGTAGTCTGCGATAATACTAACAATACAAGTCAAGTAATTGATTCTAATCAGTTTGTAGCAGATATTTTTATCAAGCCTGCAAAATCGATTAACTTTATTACATTGAACTTTGTGGCAACAAGATCAGGGGTCGAGTTTAACGAGATCGCTGGTACTTCGGCGTAATAGGAGGTCATCATGGCAATTTTAGGAGTAGACGATTTTAAATCCAAACTTACTGGCGGTGGTGCTCGAGCTAATTTATTTAAAGCGACAGTAAACTTTCCTAGTTACGTAAACCCTGATATGGAATTAACTTCTTTCTTATGTAAAGGAGTACAAGTACCATCATCAACCATAGCACCTATTGCTATTCCATTTAGAGGCAGACAGCTTCAAATGGCAGGTGATAGAACATTTGAACCATTATCATTAACAATTATTAATGACTCTAACTTTACAGTTAGAAATGCGTTTGAATCATGGGCTAATGGTATTAATAACTTTGCAACAAATACTGGTCTAGCAAATATGAATGATTATATTTCTGACGTAGTAGTTGAACAGCTTAATAAGGCTGGTGAAGTTACTAAAAAGTATGATTTCAGAGGTTGTTGGCCTTCAAATATTTCAACTATCGATTTAAACTACGATAGTGAAAATACTATTGAAGAGTTCACCGTTGAACTACAAGTTCAATACTGGGAATCAAATACCACTTCTTAAAGTAGTATAAATATAATAGACGAGGGGATTAAGTTCCCCTCTGATATTATGGAGATAGTATGGCAGAATTTTTCGGATTCGAAATCAATAGAAAAAACGGCAAAGAAGCCGAACCTGTATCTATTGTACCAAGTACAGATAGTGATGGCGCTGGGGTTATTAACTCAGGGGGTCACTTTGGTGCATATTTAGATTTAGACGCAGATAAAGCTCAAAATGAAGTTGATCAAATACTCAAATATAGAGACATTGCTGCTCAACCAGAATGCGATGCGGCCGTTGAAGATATTGTTAATGAAGCAATAGTTGGTGATCATAATGAAGCACCAGTAAATATTATATTAGATAAGTTAGATACATCTGATAAAATAAAAGAAACAGTTAGAGAAGAATTTAGTAAGGTATTATCATTACTACAATTCAATTCTTATGGGCATGATATATTTAGAAAATGGTATATTGATGGAAGATTACCGTATCATGTTATTATAAATGATAAAAATCCAAAGGCTGGAATAAAAGAACTTAGATATATTGATCCAATTCAACTTAGAAAAGTAAAAGAAGTTGAAGAAAAAGTAGATCAAAAAACCGGTGCTAAACTTGTTGTAAAGCAAGAAGAATATTTCTTATTTCAAGATAAGAAAATGAATATGGCAGATCAAGGATTGAAAATACATCCTGATGCTATTATATATTGCACATCCGGTATGTTAGATGCTGGACGTAAAAGAATTTTATCTTATTTGCAGAAAGCAATTAAGCCTGTTAACCAATTAAGAATGATGGAAGATTCTTTGGTTATATACAGAATTTCAAGGGCACCAGAAAGAAGAATTTTTTATATTGATGTAGGTAACTTACCAAAAGGTAAGGCAGAAGAATACCTAAGAAATATCATGAATCAATATAGAAATAAATTGGTTTATGACGCTGCAACAGGTGACATTAAAGATGATAAAAAACATATGTCAATGTTGGAAGATTTCTTCCTACCACGAAGAGAAGGTGGTAGAGGTACTGAAATATCAACGCTACCTGGTGGAGAAAACCTAGGTCAGATTGATGATATTATATACTTCCAAAAGAAATTATATAGGGCTCTTAATGTACCTATTAACAGATTAGAACAGGAATCTACCTTTGCTTTAGGTAGATCTACTGAAATTTCTAGAGATGAAGTTAAATTTAAGAAATTCATTGATAGATGTAGAAAAAGATTTTCCGACGTGTTTATGCAAACACTTAAAACTCAATTATTACTTAAGGGTATTATAACTACTAAGGATTGGGAAGAATGGAAAGAACAAATTGTTTTTGATTTTATTGAAGACAATTACTTTAGTGAACTGAAAGAAGCGGAAATAGTCCGTGAAAGGTTCGAGCTTATTGCTTCAGTTGATGAGTATGTAGGTAAATACGTATCAAATGAATGGGTTAGAAAGAATATTTTACGTCAAACAGATGATGATATTCTTGCTATCGATAAGCAAATAGAGGGTGAAGGCGACGATGAAGGTGACGACATCGATGATCTTGATCTGTAGAAAACTGATTTATTATAAATATATATTGACACGAGGATTATATGAGCATTGAAAATATGATAAAAAATATCGGTGATGGTGAAAATGTCGCAGCCGGTAAAGACTTTGAATCTGTTATAGCACAAAAAATGAGTGCTGCTTTAGATGCAAAGAAAATAGAATTGGCTTCTAAGATTGGTAAGAAATTACCAGAAGCTGAAGAAGAACAAGAAATCGTAAATACCGAAGAAGGTTTATAAATGAGACTAGAAGAAAGTATTAGAGAAGAACTTTTAAGCGAAGGTCCGGGTAAATACTCAAAATCTGGAGATAAGCTTAAGTACCAATGGGGTGACATCAATCAAGCATTAATGAATGCTGGTGCGAATCCTAAGGTAATACTTAATGTTCTTACTGGTCTTTCTAAAAAGGAAGTTAAATGAAACTAATATCAGAATACGTAAGTAATAATTTAGATGTTGTATGTGAAGCCAATAAGAATGGCGAAAAGAACTACGTCATCGAAGGCGTATTCATGCAGGCCGAACAAAAAAATAGAAACGGCCGAATTTACGAGAAAAAGATTTTGGAATCTGCAGTTAACAAATATGTTAAAGAGCAGGTTTCAGCAGGGAGAGCTGTTGGAGAACTAAATCATCCGGAAGGACCAACAGTAAACCTTGACAAGGTTTCACATAAGATCACAAACTTGGAATTCCAAGGGAATGATGTTATGGGGAAAGCATCAATTCTTAAAACTCCTATGGGTAAGATCGTCGAAGGTCTTCTTGAAGGTGGCGTTAAGCTTGGTGTATCTAGTCGTGGTATGGGAACTCTTGCGAACAAAAACGGAACCATGTACGTGAAGGATGACTTTATGTTAGCCTCCGTGGATATCGTTCAAGACCCTTCTGCACCGTCAGCCTTTGTTAACGGTGTTATGGAAGGTGTTGAATGGATATGGAATAATGGTATCCTGCAGCCGCAAGAAATTGAAAAAATTGAGACTGAAATAAAACGTACTCCCGCTAAGCATTTAGCTGAAGCAGAGATTAAAGCGTTTAAAAATTTCCTCTCTAAACTTTAATAAACTCAAAACTTAAGAGGACAATAAAATGTCAATGACAGATGAAATTAAAAAAGTTGTCGCTGAAGGCGTTGAAGACGAATCAGTAACTGAAGAAGAAATCTCTGAGGTTGCAGATGAAGTTGTTGAAGAGGAAGTTGAAGTTGCAGAAGCTAAAGTAAAGGAAGACGAAGAAGAGGACGAAAAGGACTCTGACGACGACGAAGAAGAAGTTGATGAGTCATCTGAAGAAGATGATGAAGAAGACGACGAGGACGAAGTCGAAGAAATCGCAATTCCTAAAACTAAAGCTGGTGTAATTAACGCTGCTCTAGAAATGCTAAAGAAAGCGAGAAAAGACGAAGCGCAACAGTTGTTCGCTAAGATGGTGAAGCAAGTATCTGAAGACGATGGACAGAAGAAAGCAGTTAAATCTGAATCTACTGAACATGAAGTTAAAGATGTAGATTTCGGTGAAGACCTTGATCTTATCGTATCAGAAGAGGCTACATTATCTGATGGATTCCGTGACAAAGCTGGTGCTATCTTCGAAGCTGCTTACAAATCAAAAGTAAGTGCTGAGATCGATAGATTAGAATCAGAATATGCGCAAAATCTTGAGTCTGAAGTAAACGACCTAAATGAATCACTTGTTAATAAAGTAGATTCATATCTTAACTACGTAGTTGAGAATTGGGTTAAGGAAAACGAAGTTGCAATCGAGCAAGGTCTTAGGACTGAAATCGCTGAGCAATTTATGGATTCTTTACAATCAGTATTCAAGGAACATTACATTGAAGTTCCTGAAGGGAAAGCTGACCTGATCGACGATTTAGCTGATCAAGTTGCTGAACTTGAAGAACAACTCAATAAAACCACAGAAGATAATATCGGATTGCATGAAAAAGCTCAATCTTTCGAAAGAGCTGATATTGTAAGAAGACAATCTTCGGGCTTGGCAGAAACAGAAGCTGAAAAATTAGCATCTTTGGTAGAAGATATCGATTTTGATGACGCAGAAACTTTTGAAATGAAAGTTAAAACCGTTAAAGAATCTTACTTCGAAAAAGAAGTTAGCGAATCAGTAGATGAATCTGATGCTTTAGTTGGTGAGGAAGAGCCTTTAGTAGAATCTTCTAATCTAATGAATGCATATACTCAAGCTATTAGTAAACACATTAAATAACTCAAACTTATAGGGGTAAACAAAAAATGTTTAGTGCAGACGAAAAATTAATGGAGAAATGGTCTCCCGTCTTGGAACATGGAGATGTTCCTGGTATCGACGATAGATACCGAAAGGCTGTTACTGCAAGACTTCTTGAAAACCAAGAAGCAGCTCTAAAAGAAGAAAGAGTACAACAAAGTTTTGGTCAAATTGACGAAGCACACGCTAACGCTACTGGTGCATCAATTGCTAACTTTGATCCTGTACTTATTTCTCTTGTTAGACGTGCAATGCCTAACCTTATTGCTTATGATATCGCTGGCGTTCAGCCAATGAGTGGACCTACTGGTCTTATCTTCGCAATGAAGTCAAAATACTCAACTCAAGGTGGAACAGAAGCTCTGTTCGACGAAGCTAATACTGGATTCTCTGGTACTGGTACTCAAGAGGCTGGAACTACTGGTCTTGAAGGCTTGACTGATGCTGATACTGATGGTGACATCGGTGATGGCGATACAACTCACACACTCGGAAGTGGTCTTCCAACTGCTACTGCGGAACAACGTGGTATGTCAGGTGGTGCTGGTGCTGCTTTTGGTGAGATGGCTTTCTCAATTGAGAAATCAACTGTGACTGCTAAGTCAAGAGCTCTAAAAGCTGAGTACACAATGGAACTTGCACAAGATCTTAAAGCTGTGCATGGTCTAGACGCTGAAGGCGAACTTGCTAACATTCTTTCTGCTGAGATCCTTGCGGAAATCAATAGAGAAGTTGTTAGAACAGTTCTAGTTAAAGCTAAAATGGGTGCTCAACAAGCAAACACAACTATTAATGGTGTGTTTAATCTTTCATCTGATTCAGATGGTAGATGGATGGCTGAGAAGTTCAAAGGTCTTATCATGCAAATCGAAAGAGAAGCTAATGTTATTGCTAAAGAAACAAGAAGAGGAAAAGGTAACTATGTAATCGTTTCTTCTGACGTTGCTTCAGCTTTGGCTGCTTCAGGCATGATGGATTACTCTGCTGCGTTGTCAACTAACTTGAACGTTGATGATACTGGTAATACTTTTGCTGGTGTTCTTAACGGAAGAGTTAAGGTTTACATCGATCCTTATGCAACAGTAGACTTTGTCTGCGTTGGATATAGAGGTGCTAATCCTTATGACGCTGGTCTTTTCTATTGCCCATACGTTCCTTTAACTATGGTTAAAGCCGTTGGTGAGGAAGACTTCCAACCAAGAATCGGATTCAAGACAAGATATGGAATGGTTGCAAATCCTTTTGTAGCTGCTGATGGTACTGGTACTGACCGTGCTAACCCATACTTCAGAATCTTCAGAGTTGACGAAATGATGGACTAATCCATTTAGTTAATTCTAAATTCTTTAAAAGGGGCTCTTCGGAGTCCCTTTTTTTATACCTAACATTTGAATCCTTATAAATAGATATATGGATGACAAATTAAAAGACAAACCAGAAGATGGAAGATGGAATTGGTGGGGTTTAGCCGAAGAAGAGGAAGAAGATGGCACTGACGACGAATAAAAACTTTTTAAGTCCTGTTGGATTTACATTTAAACTAGATGCAACAAATTTTGCTAATACAGAATATTTCTGTACTCAAGTTACTATGCCAGGAATTTCTTTAGCAGAAGCTGTAGTACCTTATAGAGGATTAAATCTTTCTATGACTGGTGATCGATTATCTTTTGAAGATCTAGCAATTAGGTTTAACGTTACTGAAAATATGGAAAACTATATTGAAATCTTTAATTGGTTACATGATATTGTTACTACTGGTGGTACAGAAAATCAATTTAAATTTGATGCTACTCTTATGATAATGTCTTCTCATAATAACTTAAATAAATCTATCAGATTTAAGGATGTCTTTCCAACAAGTTTAACTGCTGTTGAATTCAATTCTCAATCTTCTGAAGTTGAATACTTACAAGCGGACGTAACGTTTAAATATACATCATTTGAGTTTGAATAAACTCCTTTACTTTTGGCGCATTCTGTGTTATAATATATAACTATATGCCCGGAGAAAATATATTATGAATTTAGAATCAATATTAGAAATGTGGAAAAAAGATGCAGAGATTGACGAAGTTCAATTGGATGAAGCATCTAGAGATTCTGCTAAATTACACTCAAAATATCTAGACTTATATTCTGTTGCTAAAATCAAGCAAAAGGATTTAGAGTTAAAATTCAAAGTAATCTTAAGAGATAAATTTAAACACTATAATGGTAAATTGAGCCAAGAGGAAATCGACCAAAAAGGTTGGGAATATGATCCATTGGATGGATTAACTGTTTTAAAAGGTGACTTAGATAAATGGTATGACGCAGACGAAGTCATACAAGATCATCAAAGAAAAATGGCTTATAACGGAGAAGTAGTTAATACACTTAAAGAAATATTAGATAACATTAAATGGCGACATCAAAATATTAAAAATATGATTGAGTGGAGAAAGTTTACTAGTGGAATATAAAATTCATCAATATAGATTTGATAATTTTACTAAGTTTGAAGCTATAATTCGAGAAGCTATGAATTTGCTTGGTCATGTAGAAGGTGACAATCCAGAAATTAATATCTATAATCACTGTTATCAATCTGAAGTTTCTACTGAGAAAAATATTATATTCAAACCAACAGCTCCAACTTCAAAACATTTTGCTTTAGATACTATTGGATACGCTAATAGTTCAAGCTTAGCATTTGATAATTGGATGGGTGGTAAACACCATTTTCTAGAAAAACCTACAGAAGAAGAATACAAATATGTACAAAATTTAATTGATCAAAAGACTACTAAGTGGGATGATTCCATTTTGTTAAAATGGAAGAAAGCTAAAGATATAGCTGATGATCATATATTAATTATTGGACAAGTACCTACAGATGAAACTGTAAATGGTTTTGGATTTGGCGATCACTTTAAAAAGTTAAGTATGATTGTTGATTATTTAAAAGATGAAAATCTGATAGTTAAATTACATCCATCAACTCGAATGAAGATAAAGGGTAAGGTCAAAGATAAAGTAGATAAATGGATTCAAGATGGTATAGATGTTCGAACAGAATATGAATCTATACACGATTTTCTACCAAAGACAAGAGTAGCTATTTTAGAAAACAGTACTGCTGGTATTGAATGTTTAATGCATAGTGTTCCAGTCATATCTTATGGCTGGCCTGAGTATCATTGGGTTACAAAAAATTTACAGACATTAACTCAATTAGATGTGATAGTAAATGACTTGTCTTGGCATGATAAAGATGATGCAGATAGCTTTATTCATTGGTATATAAATAAATATTTATGTCATGATGTTAATAGTACTTTTACAAGGTTGAAAGAAATTATAGAATGGAAACTATAACATATACCAAAATCAATGAAACTTTTATAAAAATAGACTGCGAAGCTAGTACCGGTCAAGAGCTATCTGAGCATTTTTGCTTTTATGTGCCAGGATATAAATTCATGCCGGCATATCGCAATAGAATGTGGGACGGAAAGATTAGATTATTTAATATGAGGGATAAAACCCTATATTGTGGTCTTGTCAAATATCTAATGCAATTCTGTGAGGAAAGAGGCTATCAGATAAAAGAGCACTATATCAATGGTTTAAGTGACTCACATATTACAGAAAAGATTGATTTAGAGGGCTTTATTGCCAAATTGGGCCCTAGCGTGAACGGAGTAGGTATAATACCCAGGGACTATCAAATCGATGCACTCTCGCGCACTATTGCAGATGGAAAAACCCTATTATTAAGCCCTACCGCATCAGGTAAGAGTTTAATCATATATATGGCAATCAGATATTTCTTGCAATACTTTGAAGGTAAGGTATTAATTATTGTTCCAACCACTTCTTTAGTTGAGCAAATGTATAGTGATTTTGATGACTATTCTAAGCTAGATGATTTATGGAATGCTAATGAAGAATGCCATAGAATATATTCTGGTAAAGAGAGATTTAATATACCACAAAGAGTTATTATTAGCACTTGGCAATCAATTCATAAATTTCCTGCAGATTGGTTTACAGAATATGGTATGGTAATAGGTGATGAAGCACACCAGTTTAAAGCCAAATCATTAACTTCTATTATGGAAAAATGTATTAATGCTGCATTTAAAATGGGTACTACTGGAACCTTGGATGGAACACAAACTCATCAGTTAGTTTTAGAAGGATTATTTGGACCAGTTTATAGAGTTACTACGTCCAAAGAGTTAATGGATAAAGGCTCATTAGCTCAGATGGATATATCTATATTACTACTTAAATATCAAGAAGAATATTGTAAAATTGTTTCCAAATTAAAGTATCAAGAAGAAATCGATTTTATTGTACAGTATGGACCACGAAATACCTTTATAAGTAATTTAGCTTTAGATCAAAAAGGTAATACATTAGTACTTTTTAATTATGTTGAAAAGCATGGTAAACCATTACATGATCTGTTAAGTACTAAAATTGATAAAGATAGAAAATTATTTTACGTTTCTGGAGAAACAAAAGTAGATGATAGAGAAAATATTAGAGCAATTACAGAAGAGCAAAACGATGCTATTATCGTCGCGAGTCTGGGTACATTTTCAACTGGTATTAATATTAAGCGCCTTCACAATATTATCTTTGCTAGTCCATCTAAGTCTCAAATCCGTGTATTGCAATCTATAGGACGTGGATTAAGGCTATCTGGAGATGATATAAATACTAAGGTATATGATATTGCAGATGATTTACATTGGAAGAGTAATAAAAACTACACTTTAAACCATGCTGCAGAAAGAATTAAAATATACTCAAAAGAACGATTCAAGTTCAAGGTTTATGATATAAATATATAATATGACTAGTTTAAATATAAGACAATTCAAATTACTTAATGGGGAAGAGATTATCGCTCTTGTGAGCGAGAAAACTGAATCAGGAGCTTACATAATAGAAAGACCATTTAAGATTAATCATGGTATGATTGGTGGATTCTATTTTGTTCCATGGTTTCCATTCTCTTCACAAAAACTCTTTAAACTTCATCAAGGAAAAATAATATATCATGTAGAGATAGATGAAGATATTAAAGAAGAATATATTAAATTAGCAAAAGAAGGAATGAGACCTCGACCTACTACCAAGCTTAGATCTGCAGACGATTTAATGGAAGAGCTTGCTGAGGAAATGGATGCTGAACTAACATCTGAAGAATATAACGAAATAAAGACGATACATTAATTAGTATACCTCTAACCTCCCCGGTTGACTATATTATTATATCACAGTTTTGACGAAATGTAAAGGACTTTTTTCATTATTTTCAATAAAAAAACTGTTTACTTTTAAGTGAAAATATGTTATAATAGAACATTATGGAGAATAATCATGACAAATCAAGAAAAGACCAAAAAACCGCACTATATCAACAACAAGGATTTTTCTTTGGCGGTTGTAGAATATGTTACAAAATGTAACGAAGCAAAGGAAGCTGAAAAGGAAGTTCCAAAGGTAACCAATTATATAGCCACCTGTTTTCTCAAAATATCCGAAGGTTTGAGCCGAAGGCCAAATTTTGTGAGGTATACTTATAGGGAAGAAATGGTTATGGATGCTGTAGAAAATTGTCTACGTGCAATTAATAACTATAAGATCGAAACTGCAACAAGAACTGGTAAACCTAATGCCTTTTCATATTTTACTCAAATTTGTTACTTTGCCTTTATACGAAGAATTGCAAAAGAAAAAAGGCAACAAGATATTAAGTTTAAATTTATTGAAAAAATGGGTATTGAAGATTTTGTTCAAATGGGTATGGATTCAGATGGTGCAGAACAAACCATGCAATATGTTGATACTCTTAGACAAAGAATTAGTAAAGTAAAAGATACTGATAAAGCAATTAAAGAATTCGCTAAGGAAGAAAAAGCTAAGTTAAAAAAACTTGAGCTATTTATGATATGAAAGTAGCTATATTAAACGACACTCATTGTGGTGTCAGAAATTCTAGTGATATTTTTTTAGATTATCAAGCTAGATTTTATGAAGAAACATTTTTTCCATATTTAAAGGAACACAATATTAAAAACATCCTGCACTTAGGAGATTATTATGAGCACAGGAAATTCGTTAACTTTAAAGCACTTAACGCTAATCGTAAGCATTTTCTTGAGCCTATGCGTGATGCAGGGATTACCATGGATATTATACCCGGAAATCATGATGTGTACTTTAAAAACACCAACGAACTTTGTAGCCTCAAAGAACTGCTAGGTTATTTTACTTCTAACATTAATATTGTTATGAAACCAACGGTCTTGGATTATGATGGTTTAGGAGTTGCAGTTATACCATGGATTAATAATGCAAACTATAAAGAATATACTGATTTTGCTTTAAATTGTAAAGCTGATATTCTTGGTGCTCATTTGGAGTTAAAAGGATTTGACATGATGGCAGGGATGCCTAATCCACATGGTATGAATGCTGATATATTTGAAAGATTTGATATGGTATTGTCTGGTCATTTTCATACCAAATCGAGTAGAGATAACATTCATTATCTTGGTTCACAAATGGAATTTACTTGGGCTGATGTAGATGATCCAAAATACTTCCATATATTAGATACTGAAACAAGAACATTAACTCCAGTTCGGAATCCACTTACTATATTTAAAAAGTTTGTCTATGACGATAAAGCACATGATTATAGTAATATAGATATAAGTGAGTTTGAAAAGAAATTTGTAAAGATCATTGTATTAAACAAAACTGACCTTTATATGTTTGATAGGTTTATAGATAAACTGCAATCTATAGAAACCTATGAGCTTAAAATTGCTGAAAATTTTGAAGAGTTTCTTGGTGAAAGCGTAGAAGATGAAAAAGTTTCTTTAGAAGATACAACGGAAATGTTAGATTCCTATGTCGAAGCTGTCGATACTGATCTAGATAAAGAACATATTAAGGTGAAATTAAGAGAGCTATATACTGAAGCTCAAAACTTAGAGGTAGTATGATACATTTTAAATCTGTGAGGTGGAAAAATTTTCTTTCCACTGGAAATGATTTTATTGAAATTCAATTAGATAGAACTCCATCAACATTAATCGTAGGACAAAACGGAGCAGGTAAATCAACTTTATTAGATGCTCTTTCTTTTGGTCTCTTTGGTAAAGCTCATCGAGATATTAAGAAAGATCAGTTAATTAATTCAATCAATAAAAAACAAACCGTAGTTGAAGTACAATTTGAAATAGGTGGCCAAAAATTTAAGGTTGTAAGAGCTATTAAACCAGGTAAGTTTGAAATATGGCAGAATGGTAGACAAATCAATCAAGCATCAAATGCTAGAGATCATCAAAAGTTTTTAGAGCAAAATATTTTAAAATTAAATCATAAATCCTTTCACCAAATTGTAGTGCTTGGCTCTAGTTCGTTTATTCCATTTATGCAATTACCAGCTTGGTCTCGTAGAGAAGTCATCGAAGATCTATTAGATATTAATGTCTTTTCTAAGATGAATCAAATTTTAAAGGAAAGAAATGCCACTATTAGAAACAATCTAGTTGATATAGACCATAACCTTGACCTTGTAAAAACTAAAATGGTAGGGCAAGAAAAGTATATCAAAGATTTGAATGCTATAAATAAAGATCAAATAGAAAAGAAAGAAGCCTCAGTTCAAGAACATTCGGGTCGAATTAAAGAAATATTTTCAGAGTCTAAAAAGCTGGGTACTAATTTAGCAGCATCTTTAAAGTCTGAACAAACTAATTATGAGAAACAACTAGATCAAATTTCTAGTTATAAATCTCATGATCAACAACTTAATACTAAAATTAAATCACTAGTCCAGGAAGCTAAATTCTATGAAGAAAATGATCAATGCCCAACGTGCGACCAACCAATCGAGGAATCGAAGAAGACAACAAAGATTGAATCAATTAAAACAGATGCAGTATCTATACAGCAAGAAAAAGAAGACTTAGATAGAAAATTAAGTGTGTTGAATACAACCACTAAATCTATTAATCAAAGTATAGAGAAGCTAAGAGAACGCCAAAATAAAATTAATTCAAATAATGATCAAATTAGCTTATTACAAACAGAAGTTGATAAAATTCAAAAAGAAATTAATTCTTTATCTGGCCAATCTGGAGATATTAAACAAGCCAAGAAAGAACTTAACAAGTTAAGAAATCAAAAAGACAGCGAAACTGAAAGAAAGCTACAACATGTAGAAGAAAGAACTTATAATGAAGTTATAGGCGAGATGTTAAAAGATACAGGCATAAAAACCAAGGTCGTTAAACAATATTTACCGGTAATGAATAGGTTTATCAATCAATACTTACAAGTATTAGATTTCTTCGTAGCATTTCATTTAGATGAAAACTTTAATGAAACAATAAGATCAAGACATAGAGACACTTTTAATTATGCATCCTTCTCAGAGGGAGAGAAACAAAGGATTGATTTGTCTCTATTGTTTACTTGGCGTCAAATAGCCAAAATGAAAAACTCAGCAGCAACTAATCTACTCATATTAGATGAAACTTTTGATTCAAGTCTAGATGTAGATGGTGTTGAAAACCTAACTAAAATTCTCAGTACTTTGGATGATGATTCGAATGTCTTTATTATATCTCATAAAGGTGATGTACTAGAGAATAAATTTAGATCCAAAATCGAATTCTACAAGGATAGAAACT